AACAAGGTCTTGACTTTAACATGCCAGATGTGTTATATAACCCACCGCAATTACGAGGATTGTCATGACAACTCGACTCCCTCCATCGGTTTATCTCGACAAGCCCACGCTCGACAACACCAACACTCTGTTGGCGGAAGTGCTGACTCACGTTCTGAAGGATCATTACGTCCACTTCCTGGTTGAAGCAGGCGAGGGCCGCAATGTGGTCAATCGACTCCGTATGCAGCTTTCACGGCAGCGCAAGAAGCTGCGTGACAAGGGCAAGAAGTTCAAGCAATTCATGCTCTACAGCACGATTCACAGCGAGACTCGTGACGGGATTCGCTATGACGCAATCGTGATGTGGAAGCAGCAGTCCGTCAGTCAACTGGCCGAGCAGGACATCGAGAACATTCTCATGGATGGAGTCAACGCATGAGCAACCTTGGCAACCTGTTTGGTAAAGCCAGCCAGATTACACAGCCTTCGAGTCCAGCACCGGCTGAGGCCCTTCCTCCTGCAAAGCCCGCTGGATTCAAGATCGGTGGTTTCAAGCCTGCCCCCACCGCGGCCCCGTCCGACGCCGCGCCGCAGGCCAAGCCCACCGAGTCGGTGCCGCAAGTTCCTCTCTCTCCCGAACCTGAGCTTGCGGCACCGACACCCGCCTTCCCCGATCAGACTCCGGCCACCGCTCCGCAGCGTTCTCTGCCCGAGGACATTAGCGAGGCAGCAGCTCGATTCGTTTCCAATCTCGATCACCTGCACACGCTGACTCCTGAGCCTGAGTTGGCCACGGCTGCGATCAGCAGCATCATGATCGAGTTGCGTAGCAATCCGCAATACATCAATCACATCATGCCCGAAGACGTGCGAGTCATCATTCAGATGCAGCGCGAAACGATGGCGCTTGCCAAGATCACCAAGGAAAAGAAGGTGAGCAAGCGCAGTCCCAAGGTCAAGGAGGACACAGCGCGAGTCCTCAAAGACCTCGAAGATGCGTTCGGAGACCTGTGATGGCAGAGCCAGAGGTGTTGCGAGTCAGCTACTCGTCGCTTAATACGCTGTCGTCTTGCGCTCGCAAGTTCGAGTTGGATAAGTTGTATCCGCGAGTCGAGCAACCAGCCGAAGAGTTCTACGCAGCCGCTGTCGGGCAGGCTTTGCACGCAGGCTACCAAGAGTGGCTCGTGAGTCGTAGCGAAGAGTCCGCTGCGTGGGAGTTCACTAAGGCTTTCCCGTTCGAGTTGGAGTATCAGCAGACCAACGACTACCGCAGCTATCATGCTGCCCTGTCCACGCTTGATGCAATGATGGCCGACTTCAGCATCAACGACTATCGACTCGCAACCATTATCCACCCTGAAGGGCACGAGGTGCCTGCCATCGAAGTCCCGTTTGCGATTCGCTTCGAGGGGCTGTCCATCCCGCCGTGCGCACGATTCCCTCACGGCGCTGTATTCGAGTTTATCGGATTCATCGACGCCATCATGCAGAACGTCATGACCGATATGTATCGTTCGCTCGACATCAAGACGACTCGTATGCGCGTCGGCGATCTGGATGCCAAGTTCAAGTTCGATACGCAGCAGGTTCCCTACGGAATCGTAATCGACCATATTGCGCGCGGCGCTGTTGACTCGTTCGAGGTGCTCTACCTCAACGCCTACATCGACTTGCTCAAGCCTGACATTGAGTTCAAGCCTTTCCTCAAGACTCAGGCTGATGTGCAAGAGTGGGCTTTCAACCGAGTGCTCCAGTTCCAGCAGATCGCCAAGTATGCGACTCTCGATTACTTCCCGCGCACCGAGCATGGCTGCCTGTTCTTCAACAAAGCCTGCCGTTTTATCGAGCCATGCCAAAGTCGTGATCGCCAAGCTATCATGGACTGGCTGACTCTTGGCGACACCAACTTCCGCGTGGATAACTTCCAGCCATGGATTGTTGCAACTTTGGAGGTCGAAGCATGACGCAACTCGTGATTCAGTTCGAGCGCCCAATCTTTCCCGATCATACATACCCGATCGGTTTCTTGAGTCAAGACGTTCGGGCGCAGGCTTGCTGGCATTTCTATACGCTGGCCGAGAAGCAGCGCGAAGTCGTCGGCAACTCTACCGAGGATCAGTTCGGACTCCTGGAAGAGTATCGCTGGATGGATCGGCACTACATTCAGACTGCCCGCAGCGTTGCCATGATCCACGGACTCGATAACCCTGACGAGTTTGCTAAGGCTTGGGATGATGTGAGGCGCGAGGCTGCGCGCTGCAACCTGCCAGCCCCTCATGGTTCCTATACGGCACTCACCCCGCGGATCATCTTGACATGATTCAGCCAGTCATGCTGCGCATCTATCTGACGTATCGTGATGGCAACCCTGTCCATCCGGTGCTTCAGTATGACGGCTTCAACTATGATTTGATTCACGCCGAGTTCAAGTCTCGCAATCCCGCAAGCGTTCGCGCAACCTACGCAATCAGAGGACTCATCAATGCCAATTATGTCGGAAACCAAGCCGGACAAGAAGCTAATCAAGCTGCTCCTGATCGGGGACGGAAAAAGCGGAAAGACTCGCTACGCCGCCGAGGCCGCCGAGCAAGGCTTTAACGTCCTCTACATGGACGGCGATGTTGGCACTCCGACTCTGACTCAGGTTAGCATGGACGCACAGCGCCGCATCTATCTGCTGCCCATGCACGACAAGATTGACATGGGCCAGCGCGATCATACGTTTGCTGACTCGCTCTACACGTTCTTCTCGCAGGCCAAGTTCAACTGGAACGACGACGATTGCCGAGTCGCCAAGCGCGGTGACGACGACAAGAACAAGTGGCAAATCTTGCCTGCCAAGATGGATCAGAATTGTGTGCTTGTGATCGACTCGTGGACGAGCTACATCGAGAGCTTGATGCTCAAGGTTGCCATCGAGTGTAGCGTCGATCTTCCGACTGCGACTCAACCGCAGATGCGCCCCGTCTATGCTGGCGCTGGTGCCCGCGCAACTGCGCTCTTGCAGGTGATTCGTGCTGTTCCCTGCCACGTTATTGTGATCGCGCACTCGGACGAATACCAGCACAAGGTAGCACCGGAAGGGCGCAGGGCTGGCGATGTGAAGGAAACGGAAATGGAAATTGCTTGGACGAAGATGATTCCCAAGTCCACCTCCAAACCTCACGGCCTCCTGCTCCCCAAGTATTTCACCGATGTAGCATGGCTCGGACTCAAGCCTTCCGGCAAGCGCGAGCTTCGCTTCAAGCCCGACCCCGATCGAGTCGGCGGCGGACACTTTCAGCAGGACAAGCCTGTGGAGGAATACTCTTTTCTCAATCTGGTAAGGGAGATTGGCGGGGCTGATCCGATTCCCGATTCGCCAGTCAATCACTGGCTGACAATGATTCCCGCGGGCACCACAATAGAGGCGCCAGCCAAGGTTCTCGATGGCACCAAGTCCACTCCGGTCAAAGGACTGGCCGGACTTAGCGCCCTCAAGAAGGCGTGACTCACCTTACGAGTCAACTCAACGTAACCAACCAAGGAAACAGAAATGACTGAACAACTGGATGAAGCCGCCTTCTCGCTTGCCGACTTGGCCGAGATCGACCTTGAGGGTATCGAGGAAGTTCGCTACGAGAACATGCCCAAGGGTGTCTACGAGTTCGAGATCTCGAAGGCCGAGCTTGTCAGCGACTCCAAGGACGGCGAAGTTCGTTACAAGTCCGAGTTCGAGATCACCGTGGTCGAGATGCTGTCGGCACTCGAACCGGGCACCAATCTCGAAGCGCAAATCGGCAAGAAGCACACCGAGCGATTCTTCATCTACCCCAAGCGGACTCAGGAAGAAGCCGCCAAGGCCATCGGTCGAATCAAAGCGTTCCTCTCGGATATTGGCGCTGACACCAGCGGCAAGCTGGGCGACATTGTGAAGGATGCCAAGGGGACTCAGTTCCGCGGACGCATGGAGCACAAGCCCGATCGCAACGACCCTTCGACGGTTTACGCTCGACTCCGCCTGGAGAAGAAGAAGTAACACTTCGACGCTGGTTGACGGGGGCGGGTTGTGTGACTCGCTCTCGTCACCTACGATGGGGTGTGTGGTAATTGGTAGCCGCCTGCTGAATCAGACTCGATAAATGCGACCCGTCGAGTGAGGCGGCTAACAGGTCGATGCACACACCCCTACCTAGGACAGCACCAACCTAAGGAGTCAGCGTATGGAAGATATGTCTCTGCTTGGCATGAAAGCAGCAGCCGAGATCAACAACATGGTCAAGATGATTCACGGGATGAACGCTCGCTGGTGGCAAGACCCGCGGAGCGGCTACCCTATCCAGCGGAATCACGGCGAACTCATTGCTCTCATTCACAGCGAGTTGAGCGAAGCCCTTGAAGCCGACCGCAAGAATCGTATGGACGATCATCTGCCGCACAGGCAAGGAATCGAAGTCGAGTTGGCCGATGCTGTGATTCGAATCTTCGACATGGCTGGCGGGCTGCACCTTGACCTCGGCGGCGCGCTCGTCGAAAAGCTGATTTACAACAGCAAGCGGGTCGATCACACTCACGAAGCGCGGCTGGCCGAGGGCGGGAAGAAATACTGAACCATGAAACGAATCCTCTATCTCACTGACAAGTTCGGAGTCTCGACAGGCTACGAACCCTCATTCACCAAGCTGCTCCAGAAGTCCGGCGTGTATCGGAATCAGGTGATCGTTGCCGACATTTACAAGTTGGTCGATCAACCGCTGAAGAAGCGCGGGAATGAGATTGCGTGGAAGTTCAACCCTGAACGCACCAGTGAGATAGAGCGAGCGTTTGCCTCGCGAGTCGCAGCAGTCCGCCCCGACCTCATTGTTCTCTCTTGCCCTGCCTGTCTCGGCATCTTCACGGATTGGGACTTGGGGCCTGCTACGATTCACAAGCAGCGCGGTTCTGTGTATGAGTGGCAGGGCATCCCTGTCATTGTCGTTTATCCGATTACCGCCCTGCATCGCACGGTTGATGTTCGCGCCGTGCAGAATGAGGATGGTGAAGTCGATTCCCAAGAGCCCTACACTGTGCGTGATGGCGCTCGTATCCTTGCGTGGGACTGGCAGCGAGTCGGACGTTTTGCAAATGATCGCGCCCGCAAGATTCCGCCCTTTACCTACTCGATCTGTCGGACGCGGGAGGACGTTGACGCAGCCGTGCAGTATGCCAAGGACTCAGTTCTGCTGGCGCTGGACATTGAGACTGCGCATTTCCCTCCGCTCCAGACCTGCTTCGGATTCGCAGGCTTGCTCCCCAACGGCGCCTGCCATGCTTTCGTGATTCCGTTTGCCAACGCCGCAGCCGAGGGGAACATCTTCTGGGATTCCGTAGAGGATCACATCTATGCGTGGGAGGCGGTGCGCACGATCACGAATCTTGATGCGCCCAAGACCATGCAGAACGGTTGTTACGATTCCACCTATTTCATCCGTGATGGGCTCGGTGTCAAGAATTGGATTCTGGACTCCAGCTATATGTGGTGGGCGATCTTCATGGAGTTGCCCAAGCGTCTTGACTTCCTTTCATCTGTCTTCTTGGACAACCATCGTTACTGGAAAGACGACTCCAAGGGGAACGAGCAAGACACTGCCACGCAGAATGTGGAGTCCTACTGGCGCTACAATGCTAAGGACTGCTACACGACTCTGTGGTGCACTCTCTATCTGATTCAGCTCATGTCAATACCGGCCAACGAGAAGCTGCGCTGGAACTTCATCGACGCCATGTATCGGGCCTACTCAGGACTCGGTATGCAGGGTCGCGGCCTGCTCGCTGACAGGAAGCGCTTCGATCAGCACCGCGCCAAGTTGAATCAAGAGATGAATACCGCGCTGGAAAAAGTCAGGTTCATGCTTGGCGAGCCAGACTTCAACCCGTCGTCTTCGGCTCACAAAAACTGGATGCTCTACGAGCTGTTCGGACTCCCGCCGCGCACCGACCGCGGCAAGCCTGTGACAAAGGGCAAGACGCCCAGCAGTGGTAAGATTCCCATGAAGATGGCGAAGTCTGCCCACCCGCTGTTTCGCTATATCATCGACGCAGTGGAAGAGGCGCTTGAGCCGCGAGTCCAGATGAGCAATGTGTTCGGCCATCCTGATCCTGCCGCTGCCTATGGTGTGCGAGGCGGACTCTTCATGCCGACTGGCAGGTTCCGCTCTGCCTACAATCCGTGCGGCACTGAGACGACTCGCTATTCCACCAAGAAGTCCAACCTGTGGGACGGTGGTAACGCCCAGAATATCCGAAAGGATTACCGTGATTGGCTCAAGGCAGATCCGAATCATATCCTACTCGATGTTGACTATTCGCAGTCGGACGATGTGTTTATCGCTTACGAGAGTCAAGACCAAGCCAAAATTGCAGTTGTCGAGTCTGGTAAAGATGGACACGCTGTGCATGGAGAACTCTTCTTCGGAGTCCCCTACGACGTAATCGTTCAGGGCAAGAAGGCTGGCGACCCCGCAATTGTCCACCCTATTCGAGGCATCCGCCAGCTGTCCAAGCGAATCGTCCACGGCACTAACTTTATGATGGCTGGATTCACACTCTACGTCAACATGGGGCGCGAAGCTGTGGTTGCTGCCGCCGAACTGATGGGATTCCCTGATGCCCATAGCTGGCCGGAGGATAAGCTGGTTCAGCTGTGCGGCACCTTGATGGGCAAGTATCGCCACCGCTACCCACGACTCACCAAGAACGGATGGTATAAGGAAATCGGCGATCTACTGGTCAGGGATGGCGCTGTCACAAACGCCTTTGGAATCTGCCGCCAGTTCTTGGGCGAGCCCAGAGACAACGGGACTCAGCGCGAGGCCATCGCCTATGTGGGTCAGAGCGATACGGCAGGGAACATGAATCGCGTGCAGGCCGAGATTGACCACGGCGTGATTCCTCTCACGTTCCGCGACGGGCCAAACCCTCACGCCAAAGAACGTCCGCTTCGGATGAACTGGCAGACTCACGGCTTCTCGTTCCTCAAGCAAGTCCATGACAACTTCGTCACAGGGCTCAACTTGAATCACCCTAATTGGCGCGAGGCAGCCTCTAACCTGTTGACTGTTATGGACAGGCCGATCATAATTCATGGGCGCGAAGTAAGGATTCGCGCAGAGGCGGAAATCGGAATCCGCTGGGGCAAGAAGATGATCGAGTGGGACGGTCGTGACCCGCACGACATCGAGAACATTGTTGCACGACTCAAAGCGAATGAAGGAGAATACGTATGAGCATGTTGAATGGGATTCAGCCTGCTGTCAGCTATGCTGGTGTGACCACGGCTGGCGCGGGCATTGATCGTCTGCTGGCGTTGCTGCCCGACCCCGATGAGCGTGAGTCGCCGAACCCGCGCAACCCCGGCTCGATCCTTGATCAGATGAGTCCGATGGCTGCGGCGCAGCTGCGTGTCGAACTGGCCGCTCTGCGCGCCGCGGTGGGCGCCTTCGAGGCTCCCTAATTTCTCTCTCCCGCCCAGGAGTCATATCAATGTATTTCATTGCACTCAACGGCCCGCCGGGCTGCGGCAAGGATACTGTCGCTGCCATGCTTGAGCGAGTCGCGCAATCCTACGGCTACACAGTCAACCAAGAAAAGCTGGCTGCGCCGCTCCGAGAGATTGCCTACGCCATGGTCGGCGGCTATGACGATCGTGAGTATGAGGACTTCAAGAAGCGGACTCATGCACCGTTCGATCGCACAGGCAGGCAGCTGATGATTGATGCCAGCGAGTCCTTTATGAAGGCCCAATACGGGCGCGGCATCTTCAGCCAACTCTTGCTCCAGCGATGCTCGCGTCAGCCAGCAGGAATCGTTCACATCATTTCAGATGCAGGATTCCAATACGAGGTCAGCTACCTTGCAGGGCTGGGACACGAAGTCGCCAACGTCAATATCCTGCGACCCGGATGCACTTTCGATGGTGACTCCCGCAACTGGACACGCTCCCCTCACCAGTTCCGCGAAACCTTCATGCTTGACAACAATGCAGGACTCGACGAGCTGCGCGAAAACGCGCGCCGCTTGTGGGTTTGGGCCAAGCGCGAATTCGGAATCTAGGTGATTGATGGCTGACGGGGACTCGCTGTTTCAAACAGCGTATTTAGCTGACTACATGCAGATGGTGGAGGACACGGAGTCCCCGCGCGTCTTCCACATCTGGTCTTCACTCTTTGCGATCAGCAGCGCGCTCGGCAGGCGTTGCTGGCTCCCGTTCGGGCACCTTACCGTGCTTCCGAATCAATACATCTTGCTGATAGGCACACCGGCTAGTCGCAAGACAACAGCCCTCAGCATGGCCCGCCGACTCCTGCGCGACTCAACCAAGGTTAGGTTTGCGCCCGCCGATACTGGTGGCCAGCGACAAGGACTCGCAAAGGCCATGCTCGGCATCGAAGGCGAAGACAAACGCCTAGAGTTAGCCGTTGAGCAGGTCACGAAGAAGTCTGGACTCATGAGTTTGTCCGACCTTGAGAACCTAGACTTGGGCGGCAGCGAAGACGACGACATGGGCCACTCGCTGGACAAGCATCACCTAGTCGTGGCTGCCAGCGAGTTCTCGCGATTCATCGGGCAGAACAACCTAGCCTTGCTCGACTTTCTGGTGGAGCGTTACGACGGCGAGGACTACGACTACAAGACGAGTCAGACAAGCATGGTCATGCAGAACACTCTCATGAACATGATCGCCGCCACCACACCAGTCAGCTTGAATCATGCGCTGCCGCCTGCCGCTGGTGGGCAGGGAGTTCTAAGCCGCATGATCCTAGTGTATGGCGCGAAGAAATACAAGCGCATCCCTACGCCCATAGCCCCTGACGCGGAGATTGTCACCAGAGTCAAGAACGTATTGCATGACGTTTATCGCTATGCAATGGGCCCCTTCAGCGAGTCCAAGGCGGCGGGTGTAGTTCGGGAGGGACTCTACGATTACAGGTTGCCGATCGTTGACTCGCGATTCGCATACTATGCAGAGCGCCGCTACTGGCACCTTATCAAGCTGGCCATGTCGCTGGCCGCTACACGCTGCACCTTCGAGTCACCAACTCTCCAGATCGAGGTAGATGATTACCACGAGGCGCACCGAATCCTGCGTGCCACTGAGATTGGTATGCCTGATGCGCTAGGCGAGTTCGGCCTGAACCCACTCGCAGTCGTGAAGCAGGAAATCCTAGAGGAACTCAGGAGGCAGCAAGCCCCGCTCACTATGGAGCAGATCGTGAGTATG